AATGGCTTTGGCTTGCTCTATGACGCCTTCGCGCAAGACGACGCTGACGTCGTCTGCGTAAGGAAGGATCGTGCTGAGCGACTTTATGTCGTTCGTGAACCGTTGTTCATGCGTCTCGTGGCTGGAAACAGCCAATGAACCATAGCCCGCACTTTCAGAGAAACGACGGGTTCGAGAGCACCGACTCTCAAATGTTAAAATATAGGTATAGAGCAAGCGTTCGGCGTTCGAGCAGCACGTCTTCAAATAGCACGTCTGCCAACAGCCCGCTTACCACTAACTCGGTGTCTATCTCGTCGCGTTGCGAAGCGTTTGTCGATCATCGGCTAGCCCGCACTTTCAGAGAAACGACGGGGCCGAGGAAAAAACTCAGGACTGATATTTTTGGGACTGAGTTTTGGAACGAGTTGCATTTCATTAGCCCGCCGTTTCGACGAAACGACAGGTTCGAGAGAGGGCACCTCATTTTGAGACAATACGTTTGTTAGTCGGAATATCCCGGCAGTCGCATGGCGACATAACCGAAAGTAGATGGAGTTTATTTAATGACAGAACAACACAGCGAACCGATGACAGCTTTGGATCAGGTCATCGAAGACACAATGAAAAAAGACATTCCTTGGCACATCCTTGAGACGTTGTACGGGAAGAAAAAGATCGCGCCGGGAGAGATAACGCTGCTGGACAAGGTGCGTCACTTATATCCCATCGTTCGCTAGGACGTAGGCCACAACTCAAATTTTGAACATGTATCGGAGAACTAAATGGACGACGAACTTACAAAACTCACTCTTGAGATGACGATCATGGGCGACGAAATTTATTCCGGTCCTGATGGTCTTTATCTCTTAAGGCACGGCAAAGACCCGTCTGACTTCGACGCTTTTGCTGTGATCGACAAGATCAACATCCGCACGATGGATGACACGAACGACTTCTACGACGTGTTCGATGCGGCCCACGAATGTGAGTGGGACGAGGAAATCGAAGCCGTCGCCCCGGCGAACCAGAACGCACCGACATCAAGAGCGGTCAACTGATGGTTCAAACCAAATCTCCGCCGAACGGCGGCAAAGAAATTGTGAGTGCTTGGTCGGCCTACGTCGGCGGCCCGGTAGGAGCAATCGTCGATGAAACGCGCCTCATCGATGTCAAAGATCAATACCCGGCGCGAAGCACAGAAGAGCATTTTGAACAACTAAACGAGGAAAACATTATGGAAGACAACTTTGAATGGAGCGACGAACTAAAGCGGCTCTTTGCCGCATTTGAGAAGGCCAACGAAGAGCACGAACTGGTCAAGGACAAGATCGGCCAACTGAAGGCCGCTACGAATGAAGCGTGGGCAAGGAAGGCCATTACCGGGCCTCAACGGGTAATCGCTAAGGCAAACTTTGAAGGTGCGTTGGCGAGAGAGAAACTCGGTATCAAGCCGGACGCTCGCTCTGTACCTGCTAGGCGTTTTGAAGTGGATAAAGGCGTCCGTTTCAACGCGCTTATTCCCGAAAGTACCTACTCGGGGCTTCGCCAGCTTGGCGAAAAAAACGGCACCAACATGTCTGAGGAGATGCGTCGCGCAGTCGACGAACGCCTAGCGCATGGAGGTGCCTCTTATGTCGCGTAATCGCCGCAGTCCAACCCTACCCAAGTCCAAAACATCAACTCAAATGGAGAGAAACCGTATGCCAGTACAACGACACACTTTTATGCCGGATCAGAAAAACCTCTGCACGTTGCAGAACGGAGACAAGGTCAATCTCGACCTAAACTCTGGATACCTCGTGACGGTAAAGCCGGACGGGCGCTTCGAGCCGGTCAAAGAGCAAAACTGCGAGGTCTTCCCGAGTGAAGAGCCTTTCAGGCCCGGCTGGCATGAGGGCGAGGACACAGAAGCCTACGACCGTGCAGCTAGGGGCGAGAACGTCGAGCAACTGTTCGACTTAGAGAAGCTCACAATCCACGAGCAACTCAAGAACTACACGCCTACGACGATCTCTGTTCGCATTTCGAGGGCAGAAAAGGAAGTCCTTCATCGTATTGCAGATGATCGCAACGTGAAGCTCAGCACAGTGGTGCAGGACTATTTAGCCGAGGCCTTAGAAGGAACGGATCAAAAGTTCCATAAGGCAATCGACCCGTCTGCTCTTCGGGCTCTCGGATGATTGGCGTGGAAACGGGACGGACCATGCAGCCACCTCGGCTGCTGGTCTACGGCGTACCGGGCGTGGGTAAAACCACGCTCGGAGCGGAAGCACCGAACGCAATCTTTCAACCTACGGAAGAGGGCGCTGAGCTTGTTGGTGTGGATCGCTTTCCCATGGCTACTTCATGGGAAGCCGTTCTTGAGAACATCGAGAAGCTGAGAACTGAGGATCACGATTACCAGACCTACGTTCTCGACACCTTGGACTGCGCTGAGCCGCTCAATCACGCGAGCATCTGCCGCAGCTTCAAGGTAGCCGCTATCGGTGATCTTGAGTTCGGTAAGGGCTACGCCGCAGCGCAAGAGCTATGGCGTGGAATGTTGGCTTCACTCGACAGACTTCGTCGCGAGAAGCACATGGCAATCCTGCTGTTGGCCCATGCCGAAACCAAGAGAGTGCATGAGCCTGACTTGCCGGAATTAGACCGGTGGGTTTTGCCGATGAATAACCGGTCGTCCTCGATCATTACCGGCTGGTGCGACTTCGTTGGTTTCTCAACGTTTCGTACCACCACCCGTGAAGAGAAGGCCAACTTTGGGGCAACCCGAACGCGAGCCATTTCGTCCGGCGAGCGGATCATCAAGACCTCAATGCGGCCGAGCCACATTGCAAAGACGCGCTACCCGATGGCCGATGAGATTTCACTCAGTTGGTCGTCACTTTCACAAGCAATCGCAGGAGAACAGAAGAATGCAGCTTAACCACACAGTCGATCCCAACGCAGCCGCTAGCAATAGTGGTCAATACGAACCTCTGACCCCCGGTGACTACGAAGCCGAGATCGTTGCCGTTGATCCAAAGACCTCGAAGGCGGGCAATGACTATCTGAACGTCCAATTCCGCACCGAAAAAGGCTCGGTGTGGGAGATTTTGAACCTGTGGAACAAGAACCCCACAGCGGTAAAGATTTCGAATGAACGGTTAGATCAGATCGGGATCGCCTTGGGCCTCACGAAGATCGATGACACCGATCAGCTTCTCGCTCGCAAAATCAAGATCAGCGTTGACCAACGCACTCGCGACGATGGTTCGGTTCAAAACACGATCACCAACTTCAAGCCAAGCGCTTCTACCCCAGCGCCAACCACCTCTACGTCACCCGCCACTGCGCCGTGGCGTGCATAGAGAACTGACGGGGACTTGGTTTCTCCCTCTAAGTCCCCGTCGCTTTCTCTCTCAGGACCAGCATGAAAATCGAATTAAAGAAGTCCGACCCCGTCCTCGAAGCCGCTGATCGCAACCTCGAACTGCGATCCAATTCGGGTAGACGACGCCAGTACCTCGGCCTTAGCGGTGCGGGCAAGTGCCCCCGACAACAGGCCTATGAGTTCAAATGGGCAGGGCAGCGAACGATCTCAGCGCGAGGGCTAAAGGCAATCGCTGACGGCTACGCCACAGAAGAAGTCAGTGCCAAGCGGCTACAAGGCGCAGCCGGAATGATCCTCCATGCCAAAGACCCCGAGACGGGTGAGCAGTGGGCCGCCTCACACTTTGGTGGCCATGTTCGAGGTCATCTCGACGGCATCATCGAGAACCATCCCGTCGCGCCGAAGACACCGCACGTTTGGGAACATAAGGCGGTCAATGAAAAGTCGCTGGCTCGCTTTCGGAAATTGAAAAACGAGAAGGGCGAGAAAGCTGCCCTAAAAGAATGGAACTACGTCTACTGGGCTCAGGCTCAATGTTACATGGCCAGCCTCAAGATAGACCGGCACTACATCGTCGTTAGTTCACCGGGCGCGAGGGACTGGGAAGGTGCCCGCACTGACCTTGATCGCGATCAGGCTGAGTTCCTGTTGGACCGCTTGCATTCGATTGTCACCGACATCGATCACTTGCCGGACCGCATCTCCGACAGTCCTAATGCCTTCGCTTGCCGGTTCTGCGACTTCAATAGCATTTGCCACGAAGGTGGTGAGGTTGAGCGCAACTGTCGGACGTGCCGCTTCAGTCGACCAATAGATGGTCCTGACTGGCACTGCTCGCAGCACGACAAAAACCTATCTGCCGAAGAGCAAGAGGCTGGCTGCGATAGGCAGCGCTTCCGCTCTTCATTCATCCCCGGATACGAGACCGCCGTTGATGGCATCAACCCGACCTATCGGCTCGCTAATGGAACTGATTGGTCTGACACAGGAGCAACGAATGGAACCGCATAACGTCTTTAGCCTTGGCAAAACCACTGACCGCAATCTCCCATTGGCTGACCAGCTATCCGAAGTGCGCTGTTCGATCAAAATGATGAAGGCTAAAGAGGCAGAAATAGCCGAGGAAATCATTGCGAGCGACGGCAACCGTGGCGCTTTTGTCGAAGCAATAGTGAACCGCTTCGAACGTTGCTCTCTCGATAACAAAAAGGCGCGTGAACTTTTGGGCGAAAGAGCCGTGGAGGCTGAGAGAAGGACCGTCGTTACGTCGGTTCGGCTGTTGGACATTCCAGATGCGGGTTGATCAGGGCAAAGCTCATCCGTGGCGTGTGTTTCGACATGCCCCCGGCAAGAAGCCCTCTACGAACTTCAGCGCTCTTCTGCTCAAGCAGATCGACAAACATCTGACTGGTAAGGACTGCCGAATGAAGTTCGGGCGTGGCCTTTACCGCATGAAGCGCAGCGATCTAGGCGACCTGTTGAGGAGTGCCGCGACGTGTAATTGGAACGCAGGACAGAAACTCGCTGACGTGATCGTCAAAAGCAATTCGAGGCGTGTCGATGGTCTCTTTGTTGCGTCCTACGAACAAGTGCGTGAGCTACGCAGATGGGATGCCAAATGACTGATTGGACAAAGGATGAGAACACCGTCCTGCTCGCTGGTGGTTCGATGGGCGGCGAATACCTCGACAGCATCGGCAGAACCGACCTTGCGACGTTGAGTGCCGACCAGTGGCTCACGTTCCTTCAATGCGTCGGAGCAGAGATCGCTCGCGTCACCATGAATGGTGGCGAGATTTGGCAAGAACGCGTCGGCAATGATGTCGTGACTGTCTTCCGCAACTTCGAAGCCAACTGGGATGAACTCCCGGAACCCAAGTTTTCCCTTCCTGAACTACTGAAATTCCTGCCAGCCGAAGTACTGGAAGTGAAAAAGGCACTGATGCCGAACGCCAAGGTCAGTGCCGTCCGCCCACTAAATCCAAAAGAAGGAGACCCACTGCCATGGTGAAGAAAACGAAAGCCGAGACCGACTGGGGATACAGCGCGAGAGACATAGAAATTGCCTCACGCTGCGCTGCCAACATCACAAGTTTTTGGGCCAAGCAGGGCCACGAGGTTCGCGTCAACGTGGATCATCGAGGACGCATAACGAGTGACCTACTCTACGGAAATCCTCGCAAGCGATGACCTCTGCTGCCGAAATTGCGAAAGCGCTTGGCGGCAAGCGCAACGCTGGTGGCTGGATGGTCAAGTGTCCGGCTCACAACGATAAGACCCCATCGCTGTCGGTCGCTGATGGAGTCGACGGCAAAACGCTATTTCACTGCTTTGCCGGTTGCGGCCAGGACGCAGTGATCGACGGACTTCGAGCAAAAGGCCTCTGGCAAATGAATGGATCGACTAATGGAGCCGCACCAGTGGCTCCAACGCACCCACCAATCATCGTCGACAAGTACAACTACGTCGATGAAAGCGGCCGACTTCTGTCGCAAGTGCTGCGTTACTGCCCGAAGGACTTTCGACCTCGTGTCCCAGTCGATGGCGGCTGGCGACAAGGCAGTGGCTGTCTCGACGGCGTTCGGCATGTCCCGTATCGGCTCCCTGAGATTATGAATGAAGACACAGTTGTCTTCGTCGAAGGTGAGAAGGACGCCAACGCACTGGCCGACCTTGGAATAGCCGCAACAACGAAGGCGGGAACTGCGGCAGGATGGCCGGAAGGCTGGGGTCAGTATTTCCAAGGCAAGGATGTCTACGTCATCCCTGACAACGACGCCGCTGGAAAGAAGAAGGCGAAGACTGTCGTTGAAGCGCTCTATGGCGTGGCTTCTGCGGTGCGCTACTGCAACCTGACCAAAGACCTACCCGACAAGGGCGACGTTTCAGATTGGCTTGAGGCTGAGGGCATTACCTCTGCAAAGGACGTCTGGGATCACCTAGTCCGCTTTGCGCCTGAGACTGGCCCGGAGCTTGTCGACGACAGCAACATCCTGAAGCTAAGGCGAGCGGATACGCTTGAAGCCAAGCTAGCCAACGACGACATCATCGAAGACCTTCTCATCGCTGGTCAGATGAGCGTCGTCTATGGACCGTCTAACACCGGCAAATCCTTTGTGGTCACTGATCTAGCGCTTCATATGGCGCTCGGGATGCGGTGGCAGGAACGGGCCGTTGAGCGTGGTGCAGTGATCTATGTGGCTGCCGAGGGCAGTTATGGCATCACGAATAGGGTCGTCGCGTTCCGTAAGGATCGTCAGATCAGCGGGTCGCTGCCGTTCTTCATTCACGACCGCGCAATTAACCTGTTCGACGATGATGAAATCGTTCAGCGGGTTATCGACACGATCCGGGTCACTGAGCGCACTGAGGGGCCGGTTCAGCTTCTAGTGATCGACACGCTGAGCAGGGTCATGGCTGGAGGGGACGAGAACACCGTCATGGATATGCAGCAAGTCGTGGACGCTTGTGACCAAATCCGCAATGAGACCGGCGTGCACGTCATGCT